GTATACCCTTTCCGTAAACCCTTACAGATCAACGGTTTAGCGCCGATCGGCATACGTGAAGCGAACGTGAAGCAAACATGAAGCGAACTATAATGAACCATGAAACACAGGTCGGCTCACTTTTTTGCACTAGAGGAAACCATAACGACGTTATAGCTTCCTTTAAGGCAAAAAAAGGTCGGGGTTTGCAGTCCCCCGAACTACCTATCGCTTTTCGACGTATTTGGACGCGTGATTCTCGGTGTAAACCCACTCGGAGCGGATCTGGTAGTTCCCTACCATGTATAGCTTCGCATACTCTTCCGCTAGCTCGTGGGTCGCGAATACCCGACGTAGTAGCTTACCGTATTGGGTAAACTCGAATAACAGGAAGACCGGAGGCATTACGAGACCCGCCTCGCTTCGGCCATGAAACGAGCCGCCGCAATCGTGAAAGAGCGCTGTCGACCGCCCCACACGCAGATCCCTGAAATGAACTTGAGACCGTTTACTTCGGTCGTCGCCATCGGCGTGTAGAAGTGTCCGAGATACGTGTAGCGTGCTCCAATAACAGGCATGTAAGATCCTTTGAAAAAGTGTTTCCGTCCGTGTCGGCGCATACATACGATGCCACCGACACACGCTTCGGGCTTATACGTCTGTTTATAGTCGCCCGAACGACTCTGCAAGGTTTAAGCCGGTGGCTGTCCCGGCTAACCCCATTACGCGCCCATTGCCTCGATCCGCTTGAGCGCCTCGTCCTCAGAGATGTTCCAAGCTTTCGCGAGCTGCTTCGCGGCGGCCTGCTTCGCCTTGTCCGGCCCTTCGACCAGAACCGCCAGACGCTGACTCTCGCGATTCTTGACGCCGAGGTCGTGCCCGTAGAAAAAGTCCTTGACCCAGCACGGGCCGTCGAAGTCGGAGGTATCCTTACCGTCCTTGTCCGCTGAGACTTTCCAAGTCGTCTCAGTGGGCTGAAGTGCCAGCACTCCCTGACCGTCCGTGGGGCAGAGCCTCAGATACTCCTTCGAGTATGGCTTTCCTTCGACCGTGCGCTTCGCCGCGGTGATGTCCGCCACGATCTGGCCGGTGCCGACCAGCCGGAACACTTCGGGACGCTCAGCCTCAAGCTTCGCAATCTCGTCCGCCAGAACCAGAGAACCGCCCATGAGAATCGGTTCCACTTCCTTCTTTTCACCCTTAACACGCTTTGCCATGTAGAAACTCCACTGCGCTTTCCGCGCTTTCCGTTTGTTGCCGCCGTTCCAACTTGCTACCCTTTAAGTATACCACCGTTCGCCGCCGTTTGCAAGTCCCGCCAGAACTTTTTTTTCGTTTCTGGCCTTGCACCGTTCGCCAACACAGTAATTATACCACGCTGGCGAACGATTGCAAGTATGTAGGAATTACGCGATCACCCGTGCGCCGTTTGGTGCGACCTTGACACCTTCGGGACGCCACGTCGACACTTCGAGAAGCTCGACCGGGACGCGTTCGCCCATGTCTAGGTCTTTCGCCGTCTTACCGCCCTTATACAGTGCGGTGTTACCGTAAACCGTGTCATACAGACCGTTACGCAATTTCATGTTTACTCCTCATCAGTGCGTGTCTGACACGCATATGGTCCAATAACTTGGATCGGACCATTTCGGAGTGTTTACCGTTCGTCGTGAGTCTAGCCTCTGACCACTACGCTATACCCGGCACGTAACATGCCGTCCAATATGCTGTAGTGCAGCGACCGGTATTGCTTCCGGGTGAGCGTAATGCTCACAATACTAGTCCGACGCTGGCCGCTACTGCCGCGGCCTTAGAGAAAAATCCACCTTGCACATGCACGTCCCCCGCGAATATGTGCCATGTGCGCCCGATCCGAATTACACTCACCATGCTTGCGTCTCCTTAACTACATACATTGTAGCATACCGTCGGTAGCTTGTCAAGCGCGCACCGTTGCGCCGTGCGCGCCGTGCGTCAACCGACCATACAGACATTGTAGCATGGCATATGTATTCTGTCAAGTGCCCTATTTTTTGGTGGGCTGCGCGTGACAATGATTATCGATAATCGATGCCCACGGACGAGTCGGGGGTATACCGTCCCGCTCCGCGGGTCCCATATCGCCCTACGGGCTAAGGCTATCCACCAACTACCTGTCTACGAATTTATACACAACAAGCCTGAGTAAGAAATTAGATAACGGGTCCCATATAAGACGGGTCCCATAGATTAGACTATATAAAATGACAACCAGGGTTTAGCTGTTCACTTGCTGAACGGCTGGCTGTAACTCATTGAAAACAAAGCACTTAACGAATTTGCTTGACAAGTTTTCCGATGTGTGCTACAATTTGACCACGCCATCTTCAGGAGCCTGACATAAAATGTTTATCAGTGAGGAAGAAGCAGACCGAAGGGTAAATTCGGACAGCAATCTGCTTCGTCGCCTGAAGATTCCATTGACCAAGCCCGAGCTGATAAAGCCAGAGCCAACCAAGAACCCAGTCATCATCGAAGAGATCAAGCCAGTTGATGTCGCTCTTGAAACAGTTCAGCAAAACCCAACCGATGCAAGTGAAGATGACGCCGTCCGCCTCGCCATTCTCGCTGGTAGACGCCACCTTAAGACAAGCGACGAACGTGGTGGTCGCTACCCCCAACAAGGTAACGTCCCACCGATCTTCAGGCAGCTCATCGGTACAGCCGCGGCCCTCGGTACTGCTGCCAACGCAGCAAAGTCCTGGGGCGTTAATGCGACGATGGCCCATCACTACAGCCACGGGCGCACCGGTCCAGAGACAGAATCCCCAGGATTAGCAGCGGCTATCGACCACAACATCCTGGTTGTGCGTGACCAGGTTCTTGGTGTACTCTCCACAGCCGTGGCAGGTATAACCCCAGACAAGTTGGATAACAAGGACGCCAAGGACCTATCACTGATAGCGCGCAACCTGGCGTCCATCATGGCGGCTACGAAGCCTACTATCGTCACTGAGCAGACCAACGCCGCACAGGTTATTGTGTTTTCTCCAGAGTCAAAGGAAGAGACTACTTACGAGACTATTGAGGTGGGGTAAAATGAATGGTTATGTTCGCAAGATATTTCTTGAAAAAGGTTTCGCGTTCGTAGAGGGTGAAGATGAACGCGATTACTTCCTGCACTGGTCAAAGGTTTCACGTAACTCAGTTCCCTTTAGAAACATTAAAGAGAACGACAAAGTAACCTTTGATTATGAGGAGGGCACAAATGGTCCCAAAGCTTTTAACGTGCTAGTTATCAGGGAGAAACCAGATGCCCGATCCGACACCATCGACCCAGGACAGAGTGAACCTGTCGACGCCGCTGCTAGTCAAGACGAAGCACGGTGAACTCACAGCAGGCCCAGGCGACGTACTCCTTATGGTCAAAGGAGTTGCCAAGGGCGTAGCGACGAAGGAACTGTACGTCGAATCGAACTCGCTTGGTCAGTACGAAGACGCCCTTCGAGCTTCTCTGAAGGAGCGCGCGCTTGCGCGACGACGCGACGATGGAAGATCCAGCGTCCTCGCTCCAGAGGAAGAGACCACGCTGAACGAAGGTGTCGAGGCAGAGATCACAGATCGCCGCCTTGCGTCAGAAGCTGAAGCCGCGCGCAAGCAGAAGATGATCGATGCCTTTGCAATCGATCCAGAGAATCCACAGGCGTGGATGGCAGTAACCTCAGATGAGGGTCCTCCCACCGCGAATCCTTCTGTCACAGCTACCTTGATTCCCAATGAGATTCCTATCGAGGTTCTTGACACAGAACCCCCTCCCCCAGAGGTGGTGACTGCGACGGGAGCGACCTCGGGCGCGCCTGGCGCTTTCACTCCGAGCGGCGCAGCACCTCCGGCAGACCTCGCCGCTCTCAGCGGTTGTACCGCTAGTCCGACGACTGCATGGCTCGTAGGTGAGCACGTAGTTCTGGGCGATGCGTCACAGGCATACTGGGATGGAACGACTTGGCTCGTTGGCTCTGCCCCAGGAGCAGCAGGACTCAGCAGTGGCGGACAGTACGCGTCCAAGGTTCCGAAGGCAACTCAGCTTCCAGCGAAATAGGTTGAAGTCATGATAACCTTACTATTGGTTATCGTGATATTGGGCGTAGGTCTCTACTTAGTAGAGGCCTACGTTCCGATGTCCCCTCCATTCAAGATCGTGCTTCGCGTAGTGATCATAATCCTTCTCATCCTCTACCTCCTTCGTGCGTTCGGCATCGCAGATATCCCACTTAGGTAAGGAGTCAACATGTTCCCTCCAGGCGACGGTGGTGGCAGAGATCCGTCTGTTGCGCTGCAGAAGCAAAGGACTCAGCAGAATCCCCGACAGCAGAATCAGATGCAAGGTGGGGGATTTCGTCCTCCGGGAATGGCGCGCGGCTTGAACCAAACTCAGCCGGGGCGCAATCCCATGATGCCACGTCCAATGGGTGGGATGGGCGCGCCCCCGACGCTTGGAGGTCAAGTTCCAGGTTTGGCACAGCGTGCTGCGATGATGCGAAATCAACAGATGGGTCAGCAAGGTCCGCCTCAAGGTCCGTCGATGCAGTCTCCCATGCCACCAGCTCCAGATCAAGTTGATCCTCGTATCGCTCAGAATCTAGCTATGCGTCGAGCCAAGATGGGGTTCTGATATGCCAGCCGTATCTGGAAAGCAGTATCGTTTCATGCAAGCCGCCGCGCACGGTGGACTCAAAGGTCCACAGAAGATTGATTCTGCGGTCGCGAAGGAGTTCGTGCGCGCCACGCCGAAGAAAGACAGAAAGCTGTGGAGTAAAAAGTAATGCCATACAGTATTCCTGCTGGAGCGCCGACGACTCTAGTCGCTGGACAGACATACGCTCTACCTGCAAGGGCGTGCTTCCTCGCTGCACCTGGCGCGGTCGAGGTATCCTTTGACGGAACTACGTGGGCCGCGCTCGCAGGAGCGACGCCGGGTGGTGTTATGACTGGCGCGGCGTTTGTCAGAAGCACGGCGGGCGGCGTAGTCTCGGCCAAGATCGGCTGACCGCCGATTGAAGATCATAGGTCCAGGTTAGGTTAGATTAGGATGCCCTTTCAGGTAGTAAACGGAAATAAGGTCTGGGAGCCTTCCAAAAGGCAAACAGACTTCATCCGTATTCCAGATTCGATCTTCGAGGCGATGTACGGGGGCGCGGCAGGTGGAGGAAAGTCAGAGATCCTCCTGATGCTGCCCATTGTAAAAGGCTGGTACAATTTTGGCACCTTCAAAGGAATCGTCTTCAGGAGAACCTTCCCAGAACTGGAAGAATCTCTTATCCCCAGATCGAGAGACATCTACCCACTTTTCGGAGCAACCTACAACGACACAAAACATCGCTGGACATTTCCGTCGGGAGCCTGGATTCAGTTCAGCTATATGCTTAGAGCTGAAGATGCTAGAAGCCATGACACGGCGGAGTACAACTACATAGGCTTCGATGAGCTCACGGCATTTGAAGAATTCCAGTATGTCTATCTCACGTCAAGATGTCGTACTGCGGATTCTACTCTTCCTGCAGTGGTGCGTAGTGCTACTAACCCTGGTAACGTCGGCCATGCTTGGGTGCGCCGTCGCTTTGTCGAACCTGCTAGGGGAGGATACACCAAGATCCACGATAGAATAGCGCAATCATATAGGATCTTCATACCTGCCAAGCTAACGGATAATCCGTTCTTGATGCAGGCTGACCCGAATTACATCAATCGTCTTCGCTTGCTGCCCATCGCTGAGCAAAGAGCCAAGCTAGAGGGTGATTGGTGGACATTCACCGGGCAAGTCTTCGACGAATGGCGGTTCGAGCACTTCGCTGGAGAGCCAGAGAACGCACTCCATCTGGTTGAGCCGTTCAAGATTCCAGCTTTCTGGCCGAGGATCGCAGCAATCGATTGGGGTCACAGTGCAATGACGTATATTGCGTGGGCTGCAGTCGCGCCAAATGGACAAGCATTCATATATCGTCAGTACGGACAGCAGAATCGCAAGATTGTGGAGTGGGCTTCTGACTTCGTAAGGCTATCACAGGACGAAATCATCGATTCAGTGGTGATCGATCCCAGCGCGAAGCGAAAAGAAGGGGACCAACTCTCGATTTTACAGCAATTCATGGACGTCGTGAATCCAACTGGGGTGGAATTACGATTCCCGGTGACTTTGGCGGACAATGATCGCATCAGCGGCAAGATGTTGATGCACGAATACCTCAGATGGAAGCCAAAGCCTCCCAGGATTCTACCAAAAGACGGATACAATGTCGAAACAGCGGCCAGAATCTTCAGAATCTACGGAGAGATCGCCTTCAACGAGTATTCGGCTATGTTCGAGCCGGAACCTCCCGAAGATAACCTCCCGAAACTCAAAGTTCTCAAGGATTCGCGGTACTATGTCGACAAGAATCTTGGCGCGCTCGAGGATGTCATCCCACTTTGTATCTACGACGACGTCAAAATGGAAGACGTCATGGAATTTGATGGAGATGACCCTTATGATGGGGCCAGATACCTAATCAAAGAGGTACATCGCTGGATTGAGAAGTCAATTAACGTAACAGCCCAGCGAGAGAAGCTCAACCGAGTTCTGGAATACCTAGAAACCTCTGGAGATCAGACTGGATTCTACCGTAGGATGGAAAAGTTGGACCGTGAGAAGAAACAACTCGACCGTCCTGTTAAGATGTATCACAAACGTCCACGGCGCGGCCGATATCCTCATTATGTGGCTCACTGAGGTGGCTATAGGTTTTATGTCCTGGTTCAAAAGGCCATATATTCTACAAACGAACGTCTGTGCAGCGTGCGCGGCGCACAAGATGCATATCGAGGACCTCCAACAGTTGCTAAAGTCGGAGCGAGAAGGATACGCAATCCTTTTGGCTCGGGTTTTACCGACGAGCCAGGTTCAAAGTTCGGGTCCAGGTTCTGATGAATCCGAGATGAAACCTCTCAGACAGAACTTATCCATAGGACAGAAAAGACGGATGGCAGAGGCCAGAGAGAAAGCTCAATTCCCCGACGCTCAGAAGGAATACTGGACGAAAGTCCAGGAAGAATATAGCAAGGCTGGCAAACTACCACAATAATGGCTGGCTCTGAGGACTACGGATACGGCGGACTCTACGACAGAGCGATTCGCGCACTATCAGGTGCGCGCGACTGGTACTCTGAGGCAACCGATCCGAATCGTCCGCGCAAGGTAACGCGTGGCGACGTAAATCTTCCTGTGGCGCCTCCCGCAGTCGAGAAGCCTTGGTATGAGCACATTCCCGCACCTCTAGATATTGCAGAGCAAGTCGGTCGATCGGCTGTTGAGCCAATCAAAACACAGGCTAAGTCTACTGGGGGTAAAATAGCTGGCGCTCTTGGTGCAACTCAGGAAAGTGGAGGGCGCGCGTTTGGCGCACTGATGGACGCTACCAGTACAGGTAGTGAGAAGAAGCCTCTGTCTGATGTAGTCTGGGAAGGTCTCAAAGGTGTCAAGTCAGGATATGAAGCAGGCTTAGGAGCTACTTCAGCGTCACAGGAATTTACAAAGCGCGCCCCTGAAGAGACACTGAGTGGAGCTAACCCTGTACAGCGTGGGATGCTAGGTCTTGGTCTTGATGTAGTAACTGATCCAACCAATCTAGTTCCAGAGAAGTATCTTGCGGCTGGAGCAGGCGCACTCATTGGTGCGACTCCTGAGATGGCGCAGACTGCTTGGCTTCCTCCGAACCTCTGGAAGCGCGCACGAGGGGTCGAAGGTTTCTCGCACAGTCTGAATTACCCCCACCATGAAGATCTAGTCCTCAATAAAGGATTTGGTACTACGTCCTCTGGAGATGTGCTAGGCCGATTTGGTCATGCAGGATACTACACTCCAAAGGAAGCCAAACAGGCTCGTCAGGCAGGTAAGCCACCAACAGGACAATCGAATAAGAGTTATCTTGGTGGTACTCATATACCAGTTGATTTCCCAGAAACTACAAAGATTCTGGATGTTCGAGGCGCGCCCGTTCCGAAGGAAGATTTCGATGTAATTATCAAATCGCTAGATCCTGTTGAGGATAAGGATTACATCAAGACTCTTACGAAAGCATTCAACGACCAACGACACTACGCCGAGGGTCCTAGTGCGGTAACACATGCGGCCGTCAGGTCTGGTCAGGCTACACCGGAACAACTTGGGGCATACTACCAAAAGCTCAAGATG